AGCACTGCGTTGGCAAAAAACTTCACTTTTTTTCAAAATATCTCTTGCGTTCCAAATCAGGAGGCCCTACATTCCAATCATCGAACGACGGGTTGCCCATGCAGCCTATGAGCTTCACCCCGGGGCGGATATGGACGACGTAACGGCGTCTCCGGGTAGGGTAAGCGAAACCTTCTGGCCGACCCATAAGCCCCGGAGCAATCCGGTAAGCCCTCGAGTTGAACTTGAGGGCTTTCCTGATTGTTCTAACCCTTCCAAATCAACAGGAGTTCTCAAAATGAAAATCGAAACCTATTTACTGCCGACACACTGGGCCTGCGCTTTGATCAACTGTGATGCCACAGGTCTGGATGATGATGACCTTAAAGCTCTAAACGCCTTTGAGTATGACATGGTGAAAACACACGGCAAAGCATGGTGTGTTGATGTCGAGCAAGATTCTGAGGGCTTTATGAAATACCACGATGCTGAGCATTACGGCGTCCTTGCCTGTGATGTTTCCAAGTTCCTCTTCGACGTTACCCCCGAAAATTGAGGTCTTATAGGGTGCATCTGAAAGGGTGCACCTCATTAAGGCTTTAACCTAACCCTTCCGTAAATCAACAGGAGCTACCAAAATGAAACGCGATATATACCAAGAGGTCACCGACAAAATCATCAAGTCCCTCGAGGAATCCACCTGCTCCGGCAGCTGGGTAAAACCTTGGTTCGATGTCGTCGCCTCAGGCGCTGACTACAACATCATTTCCAAGAAACCCTACCGTGGCATCAACATCATGCTGCTGTGGCTCTCCAAAAACGAGAACGGTTTCCAGTCCGACCAGTGGGCAACCTTCAAGCAGTGGAAATCCAAAGGTGCCAGCGTCAAAAAAGGTGAGAAGGGCACACACATCGTATTCTTCAAGCCCTGCAAGGTGCTTGATAAGGAAACCGGTGAAGAGGCGACGATCCGCCTTGCTCGAGGATACGTTGTCTTCAACGCTGATCAGGTCGAGGGCTATGAGGCACCGGCAATAGCTGAGGTTGATAAGACCCCGGCAGATACCGCTGTCAATTCACTGGCTGAGTTCAATCAGGCCCATGTGGAACACGGCGGGAACAAAGCTTGCTTCATCCCGTCGCATGACATGATCAGGATGCCGCATGTTGCTCAGTTCGATAACGTCGAGAGCTACGCGCTGACATTGGCCCATGAGTTAACCCATTGGACAGGCCACAAGGCACGCCTTGATCGTGATTTCTCTGGGCGGTTCGGCTCGAATGCCTACGCCTTTGAGGAACTGGTGGCTGAACTTGGCGCTGCCTTCATCGGTGCACGTTTGGAAATCTCAGCGGAACCTCGAGACGATCACGCTCAGTACATCAATAGCTGGCTCGAGGTCATGAAGGGTGACAAACGGGCCATATTCAAAGCAGCATCCCAAGCGCAGCAGGCGGTTGACCTACTGCTCGAGGCTCAAGAAATCAGTGAACATGAAGAGGGGGAAGAGGCGGCTTAATGCTGCCTCACCTCTTCCAAATCAACAGGAGTTACTCAAATGTTTGTATCTGATGAAATCGTCTCAGAAATTGCCGACGATATGCAATCGAGTTTTGAACATGGTGATCTATTTTCACAGTCACCTATTCACGTCATTGCTAGAACGGCTAGGGAACACCTAGCGGATCGCGGGTTGCCTACTCGCAAATCACTGTCGTTTGTCATCGCCAAGCTTGCGTTGGCTACCTTTCAAGAAACCATACACCAAACCAAAGGGGAGTTACTGAAATGAAAACCTACGACGCCGATCAAATCACCCGCGCAATCCCAAAGGAACACCGGGAGAAAGTCGAGTGTATTGAGTTCTATCCGGGCGGGTTCGCTGTATGGCTCCACGTAGGGTGGACCTATGAGGCAGCTGACGGTAACCGTGCCGTTGAGCATTACAATTATGATGATGACTATGGACAAACCATCCTTCAACAAATCAAGGATGATTTCCGTTACATTGAGGAAGCCGCCAACAATTGAGGTCTTATAGGGTGCATCTGAAAGGGTGCACCTCATTAAGGCTTTAACCTAACCCTTCCAAATCAACAGGAGTTACTGAAATGAAAAAACCGTTCGAGATTGTCTACCGCTGGGCCGATAGCGCCAAACGTGAGGCTGAGGTCGTTTGGGCCAAGTCTGAGACTGCCGCCCTGGAAATATTCGGTAGAGCCTCTGGGCTGACCATCCTGGAAGTGAAGGGGGCCTGACCGATGAAAGCCTTCGTATATTTCAACCTTCACCGTAAGTGCTACTCGATAAAGGCCCTAGAGGGTCGCTACAAGGGCCGCGTTGTCGCTCATGCTGACCGTGTTCTCCTCCGGGACGTCACGTTCAAGGTATCTGAGGCTGGTCGCCAACGTGTCCTCCAAGAGAAACGTAAGAACGTTCACGCTGGTGTCGTCGGTTCCCTAGAAGCCTTCGATGGGGACGCCCGGATTGAATGCTTCCGACTGTTCTCAGGATGGGACAAGGAGGACGTTCGCTATGCCCGGTACGCCACGGCGGAAGGACAACCGGTAACCTACAACCCCTACCGGTGGGACAGCTTCGTCACGACCAATGGCCCCTGCCCAATGGCCATTAACAGCGCCGATATGGCGTTCCTGACTACCCAAGGAGAGAAGCGCGGTGTCTGGGCCTTCGATCCCTGCCGTATGCCTGCCTGAGGATCAACCGGAGGGGCCACCACGGTGGCCTCTCAAGTGGACCCTCACAGCCAACTGAAAGGACTGAACCCATGCCCGATTATCTCGAAGACCTTGCCAACCCGTTCGACACCATCCCCGCCGACGCATGGGCGGATCAACCTGAGAACCCGGAGGACTGACCTATGCGCACCAACGAACAGAACGCGCCTGTCTATTACCAAGTCCGCTTCGGAGAGGACGACGACAACAACGACGCCGTCGCCATCATCGCCACCGCCGAGGGCATTGAACACGCAGACCGCATAGCAGCGGAGGCCTACTTCGAGTTCATGGGGTCCCCGTACTATGCGTCGTCGATGTTTGGCCCGGTCGAACCACAGGAGCCGCGCTTCTGGAACCTCAAGAACGGCACGAGCTTTTCCCTAAAAGACTTCACCTTGAACCCGGAGGACTGACTATGGACACCCGCCCTTATGAAACTGCCTACTGGCAGAAAACAGATGCTGACCTAGAGAAACTAGAGGCCATCCTTGCGGAGACTGATCCAGCTGATGATGCCTTCGCGGAGCTTATCTCTGAGTGGGAACGTCTGGACGCTGAACTCAACGGACCCTCGTGGTCTAAACCTGATCATACCCTCTCGCCTTACCAGTGGTGGGCTGAGGAACAAGCGGAGTGGAACGAATGACCAATATGGATGAATTACAGCAAGCCCTGGCGTCCAAACGCTCGGCATCAACCTTTAAGCTTGTCGGCGAGATAACTCAGATGCCCATCCCCATGATAAAACTGGCGGACGGCTCTCAGCTATCAGTTCAAGCGTCCGCTTCCCACTATTGCCACCCTAGAGAGGATGGCCTTAAGACATACGGCAGCTTCGAGGTCTGGTGCTGGGATAATTTCTCGTTTCTCGGGGAAACCCTAAGCTCCCTCTTGGATAAACGCCCAGAAGGCGCTGATGGCCCTCTTGGATGGGTATCTGCTGAGGATGTCTTATCGATCATTAATGAACATGGAGGTCTTGCAGAATGAACATCAAATTCTGGCTCACTAGGATCGCTGAGTTTGCAGCGCTGATGGTTCTCCTAAGCTCTGGATTCATGCTTTCAGTTGTGATTGATGTGCTACTGTAATGGAGGACTTCCCGTTTGTACGTGAGATCGTGATGGTGTTGTTAGGTCTTTACGCCGTCACGGTCTCACTGGACCTTGTTTTTTTATTCTGAATGTTTCAAATCAAGAGGAGTTCGACACTATGAACGCTTACGAAATCGTGTATAAAACGCTGGGTGATAAATACGCTGAGCGTGAGGTTGTGCATGGGTATGATGAAGAGGACGCTATGGAAGAATTTAATCATATACCCGGTGTTCTGATCCTCAGTGTCCAATGCTGTCACGGCAGCGAGGCATACTGATTCGACTGTTAAACCCACACCTAAAATAAGAGGTCTAGATGAAGCCCGAAGAACTTTACGAGCTAGGCATGGCACTAGCTATCCTCCTCACTTCCAAAAATGGGATTGAGTTTGATCACAATTTAACCGGAGATCGTCACGATTTGTTTATAATATGTAAACTTCGTGATATACTCCACGAGTATAACGAAAGGACAAACAAGCTGCACCCAGCTGAGGAAGTCCTGACAGAATTGGAGAACATTTATTATGGGGACTACAAGGGAGGTTCGCAGACTAACTAGAATACTCGAACTTTTCAGGCAGCATGATGAACGCATGGCTGTATCAGAGGCTCTCGTTTTTCTCATGGCGGCTGATGATGACAAGTTTGAACATCAAAAGGATATCGAGGATAGGCTGGGGATAGCTAACTCCACCTGTTCAAGATATGTTTCTTACTGGTCTGAGTTTGTTCGCCCTGATGAACCCGGAAGGGGGATGATTGAGAACTACCCTGATCCAATGAACCGATCATCAAAAAAGATGCGGCTACTGCCTAAAGGTAAAGCTTTCTTGGCACAAGTCGCTGACATCATTAAAGGAGATTGATCAATGCCTGTTCGCTCTCGAGGCAACAAGTGGCAAGCTGACGTTAAAGACAAGTCAGGCAAGCGTCACCGCTACTCATTCGATACTGAAGCTCAGGCTATCCAGTGGCACACTCAAGCTCTCGAGTGTGTTAACTATGGACAACCTGTAAGTTCACCTGTGAAGAACAAGGATGCCTTTCTTTTGGGCCAGTTCCTTACAGATTCGCAGGTCTTCCTATGGGGCAACGCTAAGTCATCTGATAAGCTCATCCGCAATGCTGAGCTTTGTGTGATGATGTTAGGACCTCAGAGGCTCGTGAGTAGCATCACCTCAGCTGATATCATCACACTCTCTGAGCAGATGATGTCTAAGGGTTCCTCTCATGCCACGATCAACCGGAAGCTTTCATCTTTTCAGAAGCTTTTGAAACACGCGAGAACAAAAGGGATGCTTGATGTTGTCCCAGAGTTCCCTCGTTTCAAAGAAAGCAAGGGACGCATCCGGTTTCTGTCAGACCGTGAAGAGCAAGCTATCTGTGCGCGGCTCATCCATAACGGACAGGAACAGTACGCGCACTTTGCGCGGTTCCTCCTGTACACTGGCGCTCGAGGTGGTGAGGCGCTCAGGGTTCTGCCGGAGGACATTGATACCTCATCCGATATCTGGAAGGTGACCTTCTGGGAAACCAAAGGTGGCGATGCGCGCACCGTACCGCTTCCTCAGGCGGCTCAGGCGGCTGTGTCTTGGGCTTTACAAAGTAGCAAACCGGGTGAACCCTTATGGCGCTCCATAAGCTCTTACAGGGCATTCTCGGATAACTTTGGGAAGGCTCGAGATTACGCTGGGTTAGGTGAGGAGGTCATCCCGTACACTCTTCGCCACACCTGCGCGTCTCGCTTAGTTCAACGTGGTGTCGATCTAAGGCGTGTCCAGAAGTGGATGGGCCACAAGTCAATTCAGGTGACGCTGAGGTATGCACACCTTGCACCTGATGATCTTAATGAGGCTGCGCTTGTTCTGTGACAAACGCTGTGTCATATCAGTGACTTGTGACATGCGAGCGTGGTGGAATTGGTATACACACAAGACTTAAAATCTTGCGCCTTCAATGGCTTGCGGGTTCAAGTCCCGCCGCTCGCACCACAACTACTATGGACTTAAAATCCAAAGTGTCCCGTTAACGTAACGCCTAAATCTGTAACAAAAACCTTATAACCCTTGCTGAGTAACGCTTTTAGTTCTCTCAAGGGTTTTTTTGTGTGCAGGTCCTTTAACTGAGGTGGACACTATTTTCCCCTCATACTGCACACCCAACGAAATCTGTGACATTGGAGCTTTGATGACTGACGAACTCAGAGAAGAACAGATTGCACTCGAAGAGAAGTGCCGGGGTGAAACTATTAGAAGGTTTCACCGAATCCATGAACGTGAGAACTTAGCTAACCGATATGGAGATACGGATACAGGAAGGTTCCTGATTAAGTCATACTTTCAGAGATACACTGAAGCCGTAGCTGAGGAACTCAAAAAGGCTAACTCAGGCAAAGCAGGTAGAAAGAACCTAGCCTGTAAATTACTAAGCGAGATTGAACCTGAGGTTTCCGCTTACTTGTTCTTGAAGTCTATCGTTAACCTCGTTCCCATGTACCACCAAAAGAAACCTTGCTCAGTTACGAGCTTGTGTATTCACGGCGCTGGGCTGATCCACGATGAGTTACGTATACGTTACTTTGAGAAGAACTGGAGACCTCTCGCTCGTAAGCTTTTCGCTGACTTCGAAAAACGTGAGCTTCCCCGCTACAAACGTAAGGAGCTAATCCGTAGGCAGTTCAACAACCTGAGACTTGAGTGGGCTGAGTGGTCCAAGACTGACATGCTGAATGTTGGCATTAAGCTCTTGGATATCTTTAAGAACCTTACAGGTGACGTTGAGCTTAGCCCCTATCGCAAGGGTAAACACACCATGACCGTTGTGTCTCCCTCAGCGTCCCTCGCTTCTCTCGTCATGAGGCGTGTAGCTGCTACTGAAGGGTTATACTCTATGTATTACCCTATGGTTATCCCACCTCGAGATTGGACTAATGAGACACTCGAGCGTGGTGGGTACCTCACTCATAACGTGACGCCTTACCCTTTGGTGAAGAACTCATCCAAAGCGTACCGCGAGACGCTACAGTGTGAGGATATCCCGGAGGTAATCTCGAGCTTAAACAAACTGCAACGAACTCCGTGGCAGATTAACGTCAGGGTCCTTGAGGTATTCGAGGAGCTTTACAAGAGTGAGCGTGAGATTGCTGGTCTACCGTCAAGCTCTGAACTCAAGGTTCCTGAGCCACCTAACGGCCTAGCTCCTGATGATCGTGATAGTGAGCTATCGAAGGAGTACAAGAAACAGTGCTACCTAGTGCATGAGCAGAACAGAAGGGACATCTCTAAACGTGTCGCCACTGCTCGTATCTTTTCACTAGCGCACCAGTTCAAAGGTTACGAGGAGATTTATTTCCCTCACAACCTTGATAGTCGTTCTCGAGCTTATCCTTTACCTGCCCTCCTGAACCCTCAAGGTCCTGACCTTGCCAAAGGTTTGCTGGAGTTCGCATACGGTAAAGAGATAAACGAGGAGCTTGATGCGTGTGCCTTAGCATTCCACGGGGCTAACTGCTTCGGGTTCGATAAGGGCACAATTCAAGAGCGTGTTGACTGGGTAACAGATCACGAGGAGTTAATCTTTGAGGCTGCTCGGAATCCTAAAGGTTCCACTTGGTGGTTAGACGCTGATTCACCAGCGCAGTTCCTTGCGTTCTGCTTTGAGTGGGAAGAGTTTGATCGTGAGGGTTACGGGTTCTTATCCCACATCCACACTGATGTTGACGCTACCTGCTCGGGTCTTCAACACTTCGCCGCTGCACTACGTGACCCTATGGGTAAGTACGTGAACATGACACCCTCAGAGAAACGTGAGGATGTCTACCAGCGCTGTGGTGAAAGGACTATGGACAAGTTTGCAGCTGACACCTCAGACACAAAGGAGCTTTCAAAGGCTTGGTATGACTTTGGGATGACCCGTGATATAGCAAAGAGACCTGTGATGATCATCGGTTACTCAGGTACGTTTCACGCCTGTATGAAGTATGTCGGCGAGGCTGTTCGTAAGCGGCTAAAAAGTGGTGAGCCTGTTCCTTGGCAAGGGAGCTTGCATGAGTTCATCACTCACGGTGCTTCTGTACTGTGGCCATCCATCGCTGAAGTCGTGCCAGCTACCGTTAAGGCAATGGAGTGGCTTAAAGGTGTTTCCGTAGCTGTAGCTAAGAGTGACCCTAAAGGGTATGTTGAGTGGACAACTCCTACAGGGTTCCATGTAGTTCAACAGAAGTACAAACTACAATCGAGGCAGATTGACACTGTGCTAGATGGTAAGTTGTTCAAACCGCGCATCAACGAGGAGAAAGACCAACTAGATGCCCGTCAAATGGGCAACTCTGTACCGCCGTCATTCGTTCACAGTCTTGACGCATCTCACATGCACAGGACTATCCATCGAGCAGGTGAGGAAGGTATGGAATACTTTGCTGCTGTACATGACTCCTTTGGGGTACACGCAGCTGACCTCTGGAGATTCAACCAGATAATACGTGAATCGTTTGTGTCTATCTTTGAGGGCACTGACGTTCTTCAGGATTTCTATGAGAGCAACGCTCATAAAATCTCTGAGGAGTTTCTTGAAGACATCCCAGAGAAACCCGCTCTTGGAGACCTCGATCTTAACGGGGTCTTGGAGAGTGATTTCTTTTTCTCTTAACACTTCCAATATAGGAGGACCTGTGACAATGGTGGACATTGACACACGAACCATCCAGTTTTCCAAACGGAAAGCTGACCATAAATTCGAGATCATCGCTCTCGCTGAGATCAAGGATCATGAGACTGACCCGCCTCAGTGGGCAGAGAAGCGGTGGATCACTATTGATGTGGTCTCTAACCATAAGAGCGCACTGGATCGTGTGCGTGAACTGAGAGAAACCCTATGAGTTTGCGTAGGTATCGCTGCGAAGAGTGTGCGGAGACGTTCTACGCTCTTGTGTCTGTGCCCCGTTGCCAAAACTGCACCCCTATTGAGGTGGTGGAGGATGAGCAAGTTGAGGAGCCTAAGCCTGAGAAGCGGAAGAGGAGAACTCAACGTGACACTGAGTGAAAAACTAATCGAGGAAGCCTTCGAGCAGGGGCTTATCGAGGAGCCTATGCCTTTGGATATCGCAGTCTACCTGATGTCCAAAGGATACATTATTGATCAAACCGTTACTGAAATGGAAGACCTCTATGAGTAAAAACACCATCACCACCCCCAAAGGAACCGCTGTGTTCCCTGCGCTTCTACGCCCTGACACCAAGTTCGATGAGCTTGGTCAATACAAAGCGGACCTTCGTGTTCCTCTTGAGGAAGCCAAGCCGCTAATGGAGAAGCTCAGCGCTACCTTCAAAGACCACACGGGCAAGGCACCTTCAAAGAATGATAACCCAATGTGGAAGATTGAAGAAGACGATGAGGGTAACGAGACGGGTAACGTCATCTTCAAACTGCGCGTGAAGAACAAGATGCGTAAAGACGGGCAGCTGTGGGACCGGCGTCCTCGGATGTTCGACGCAGCTAACAACGTCATCACAGGTGTGAACCCGTGGGGCGGCTCGGTCCTCCGTGTCTCCGCTGAGGTGTACGCATGGACCGCTGGGGCTAAGAAGGGTGTCTCTCTTCAGCCGCTGGCTGTTCAGGTTATTGATCTTGTCACTGGGAATGGCTCGTCAGGTGCAAGCTTCGGGTTCGGTGAAGAGGAAGGTTTCACCAGTGACTCCGACGTAGAAGAAACCTTTGAGGATGAAGTAGTCGATGGCTCCGTGGCCGACGAAGAAGACTACTAAAGGTTTCACCTTTCGTTCAGGATTGGAGAGGTCGATTGCTGAGGCACTACTAGCTGACGGCATCGACTTCTCCTACGAAGAAGAGAAGATTGAATACGAGGTCCCGACACGCCCCGCTAAGTACACTCCCGACTTTATCCTTCCCAATGGAATTATCATTGAGGCAAAGGGGAGGTTCCTCACAGCGGACCGTAAGAAACACCTACTGATTAAAGCTCAGAAACCTGAGTTAGACATCAGGTTCGTCTTCTCTAACAGCAAACAGAAAATCGGAAAGAAGTCCAAGACTACTTACGCCAAGTGGTGTGAGCAGAAGGGGTTTCTGTACGCTGATAAGGAGATACCGAAAGAATGGATACAGGAGACCTAGCACTACATACGCACGTTAGTGCCGAGTAGAATAGTGGACACCTCTGAGTTCCTACACCATGAACCTTGCCCTCAGTGTGGCTCCAAGGACAACCTTGGGCGCTACTCTGATGGGCACGGTCACTGCTTTGGATGCGGATATTATGAAAAAGGAGAAGACATGGGCGAAGCGCAGCCCCTCAGCGAAAGCACTACAGTCGCGCCTTTTCCATCAACGAAAAGTACCAAGCAAAAAGGTCTACTCACGGAAGGGTATTACGAAGCCCTCAAGAAGCGAAGACTGAGTGAGGAGACATGCAGGTTCTGGGGGTACCAGCGGGTACGCAAGGACGGCAAGGTTCTTCAAGTAGCTAACTACTATGGACAGAACCGTGTGCCTATAGCACAGAAAGTGCGCTACCCGGATAAGTCTTTCACTTTCCTTGGGGATGCCAAAGAGGTTGGTCTTTATGGTCAATGGCTCTGGCGTGACGGCGGGAAGATGATTGTACTTACTGAGGGTGAGCTAGACGCTATCACTGTCAGTCACCTCCAGAATAATAAATGGCCTGTCTGCTCTGTTAGTAATGGCGCTCAGGGGGCAGCTAAGTCGATCAAGAAGTCACTAGATTGGCTCTCTAAGTTCGACAAGGTTGTCTTCATGTTTGACCAAGACGAACCGGGTAAAGCAGCTGTTGAAGAATGCGTTCAGTTGCTACCTCCGGGTAAAGCCTTTGTAGCCTCACTTCCTCTTAAGGATGCCTCTGAGATGCACCAAGCTGGTCGCGGCTCTGAGGTCATTGACGCCATCTGGGGTGCCAAAGAGTGGCGCCCTGACGCCATCGTGTCAGTCTCAGATGTTTGGGATGAAGCAGTAGCTTTACCTGAGCGTGGGATTGAGTGGCCGTGGCCTACATTGACAGAGCTAACCTATGGCATTCACCGAAAATGCTCTTACTACTTAGGAGCGGGTGTTGGCATAGGTAAGACAGATTGGGCTAAGGAGCTACAGTCGCACCTTGTGAACAAGAAGGGTCTCAAGGTGGGCGTGTTCATGCTTGAAGAAAGCGTGGGTAAAACACTCAAAGGCATCGCAGGTAAGTTTGTAGGTAAACAGTTCCATAGACCTGATGGGTCCTTCACTCAAGAGGAGCTTGAGAAATCCATGAAGTCCCTAGAGGGCAAGGTGTTTCTCTACAATCACTATGGCGTGAAAGACTGGGACAGCATCAAAGCGGCCATCCGTTTCATGGTCATCAGTCTTGATATCAAAGATATCTTCTTAGACAACCTGACAGCCTTAGTGTCCCACCTATCCGCCAGTGAAGCCAACGATGAGATCAACCGCATCGCTGGGGAGATAGCTGGGCTAGTGCATGAACTCGACTTCACACTGTACGGGTTCTCTCACCTTAACTCTCCGCGCACTGGTGAGCCTCACGAACGTGGGGGCAAGGTTCATGAGAACCAGTTCACAGGAAGCCGTGGACTTATGCGCTATGGAAACTACCTGTTCGGTCTTCAGAGAAGCAAGGACCCTGAACTCTCTGAAATTGAACGCAACACTACGACCTTCGTTCTACTGAAGGATCGTGAGTACGGCAACTCAGGTAGCTTCAAAATATACTACGACAAAGAGACAGGCACTTACTTAGAGCGGCCTGACTTCTTTGAAGAAGATGACGGCCCTACACCTGACGAATACTGACGGTGTATTCCATCTAGCTGAATACTTCGGGGTCCATGCTGTTGAAAACAGCTGGATGGAAGAACTCGCTCAACACTACGGGCAACTCGCCCAATCCCTAGAAAACTCTGGTTGGAAAAGGAGAACTGGAATGACCCAGTGCCAGCGCGTTTTGGATTACATGAAGAAGAAGGGTGACATTACACCACGAGATGCCTTCGTCGATCTGAACATCACCCGCCTAGCTGCTCGTATCTTCGAGCTTAAAGAGGAAGGGCACATGTTCAACAGTGAAATGAGAACCAACCCAGCAACTGGGGATCGTTACATGGCCTACTCCTATGTAGGTCTTCGAGGAATTAACTGAGTAAGGAGGGCCAGAGATGGCAACGTATGTGTTCGACTTGGAATCTGATGGGCTACTAGAGCAAGCCACGAGGATTCACTCTCTGGTCCTCAAGGATGTCGATGATGGTCAGGTGTTCTCGTTTTACCGCCATGGTGACGTTGAGTGCATCTGGGAAGGTGTAGAGATGCTCATGGCAGCTGACTGCATCATTGGTCACAACATCATCAACTTTGACATCCCGCTCATTAAAAAGATTCACCCTGAGTTCTCTATTGATGAACACAAGGTGATAGACACCCTCGTATGCAGCCGCCTTGTTTGGTCTGATATTAGTGACATAGATCACGCCAAGCGCGCTAAAGGGAAACTCACGATGCCCGGAAAGTTAACCGGGTCCCACTCCCTTGCAGCATGGGGCTACAGATTGGGTGAACACAAGGGCGACTACCAAGGTGGCTGGGAGTGCTGGTCTGAAGAGATGCAGCGCTACTGCGAACAGGATGTGGAAGTCACCGATAGGCTGTGGAAGCTAATCAAGTCAAAGAACTACTCCGATAGAGCCATTGAGCTTGAACATCAGGTTGCGTGGATCGTGGCGCAACAGGAGAGGAATGGCTTCCTTTTCGACTTGGACAAAGCTCGCATTCTCCTTACCGAGCTTGTTCAGAAGAGGGACCAACTTGAAGCAGAACTACAGGACACATTCAAACCTTGGTGGTCGCCTGATGGGGAACAGAAAGTTCCTAAGCGGTCAGTGAACTACAAAGACAAGATGCGGGGGTCCTTAACAAAGGACTCTCCATTCTCACCTGTGAAGAACATTGTGTTCAACCCCGGCTCACGGGATCAGATTGCTGACAGGCTAGTCACGTTACGTGGGTGGAAGCCTAAGGAGTTCACGCCTTCAGGGAAACCTAAGGTAGACGAGACAACACTCTCAAAGCTTCCTTGGCCTGAGGCTAAACTGCTGGCTGAATACTTCATGGTACAGAAGCGGCTCGGTCAGTTATCTGAAGGCGATAACGCTTGGTTACGACTAGTTAAAGACACTGGGCGTATCCACCACCATTGCATCACTAACGGTGCTGTCAGTGGTAGAGCGACACACAGGAACCCCAACTTAGCTCAGTGTCCAGCTGTAGGTTCACCCTACGGTGCTGAGTGCCGTGAGTTATTCACGGTTCCTGATGGGTGCAAGCTAGTTGGCGTTGACCTATCAGGCATCGAGCTACGGATGCTTGGTCACTTCATGGCTAAATATGACAACGGCAAGTATGCCAAGGAGGTAGTGGATGGAGACATTCACACAGTTAACCAAGAAGCAGCGGGACTTCCTGATAGGAATGCTGCAAAGAAGTTCATCTATATGTTCCTCTACGGTGCGGGTCCTCCGCGCCTCGCCCACGATCTTAACCTTAAGTCTTCTCGTGAAGGAGCTAAGCTTAAGAATCGGTTCTTGGCTAAGACACCAGCACTCGCTCGTCTTATTGAGGATGTACAAAGTAGCGCTGAGAAGCGCGGCAACCTTATTGGATTGGACGGCAGACTCCTCCGTGTACGTAGTTCGCATGCAGCGCTCAATACGCTACTGCAAAGCGCAGCGGCTCTCATCTCAAAGCGGTGGATGGTGGAACTCCATACCATGCTGGAAGACGAAGGCATCACTGGCGTTAAGCAACTTGCGTGGGTTCATGACGAACTTCAAATCGAAGTACCGGAGTTGGCCGCTCAACGATTGGGAGAACTCGCAGTCAAGTCTATTGGACTAGCAGGTGAGTTCTTCGACATGAAGGTAGCGCTCACTGGTGAGTACAAGATTGGTAACAACTGGAAGGAAACACACTGATGGATGAAGAAGACTTCACTGCGATGTTCAGGCAACCTATCTGGACCCCGTTTCACCAACTCAAGATGATCGCTGAGGTAGCTGATACGACGATTGACGTTGACGTTAAAGCTGCACTGAAGGCGGTAGTAAACTCTATCGCTCAGGACATCATTGACCAATACAACTGTAAAACAGATGCGGAGAATGTCGTTGGATTCCACACTTCTCATTGATGCTGACATCTTGTGCTTCCAGTCCTGTGCGGCTGTAGAGCATGAGGTCCTACATGAGGATGACGGTACGTGTATCCTTGTGTCCACTTTGGAAGATGCCCTAAGTGTATTCTATGACACCTTGGCTGACCTCGAGGAACAGGTAGGTTTCTCAGGGTACAACGTGTTCTGCTTCTCAGACAAAACCAACTTCCGTAAGGAGGTCTGGGCGGGCTACAAGGCGCACCGCAAGGACACACGTAAGCCTCTCGCTTACAAGTGGCTCGTGGATTACGTCAAAGAGAAGTACGACACACGGACTATGGACACTCTTGAGGCTGACGATGTGTTAGGCATCTTGGCTACTCGAGACCCTAACGCTGTGATCTGGTCACCTGATAAGGACCTTAAGCAAATCCCAGGTAAGCACCTAGTGGATGACGAAGTAGTGACGATCACGCGGGAGGAGGGCGATGCTTTCCATATGTACCAAACCCTCGTGGGGGATACTTCAGACGGCTACAAAGGATGCCCAGGAATTGGCCCTAAGAAAGCTGAGGGAATTACTGATTGGCCCACTATCGTAGCACTGTTTGAGAAGGCAGGGCTAAACGAGCGTGAAGCTCTCATTCAAGCCCGCCTAGCCCGTATCTTGCGGGACAGTGACTACAACGATGAACAGGGAGTGATCTTATGGAAACCGACGAAATCCTCTACGTGACGCCAACGTCCCGCCAAGTCGGCGGGGATCACTATAAGAAACACGCCATCCAACCCATTCAGTACATCATGGGGAATAACCTCGGGTTCTGTGAGGGAAACGTCGTCAAGTACATCACACGGTGGCGTGACAAGGGTGGCGTCAAAGACCTTGAGAAGATCAAACAGTACGTAGATTTCTTGATTGAACAGGAGAACACATGACTAAGTGTCGTAGCCGTGAAGTAGCAGTGGCTGAGTTCCACAAGTGCATGGGTCATCAAGTTGATGGCCCTTTTTTGTTGGATGAAGTTGAACTCAGGGAGCGCCTAATTGCAGAAGAGTTCGATGAGTTAATAGCAGAACTTGTCGGTCTACAAATGGACATCATGCGCCACGGAGAGCCCCGTAAGGAAACCCTAGAGAGACTCCTCAAAGAGATGGCTGATCTCCAGTACGTCCTAAGCGGTCTGGCGGTTACCTTCGGGTTGAACCTTGAGGTTGCCTTCAACCGTGTACACGCAAGCAACATGAGCAAACTGGATGACCGTGGGTTCCCTGTGCGTGATGAAGGAGGGAAGATACTCAAGGGTCCTAACTACGAGCCACCTAGTATGGATGGTTTGGTATGACTGAAGACGTTGATTTTAACGCAGAGATTGATCGCCTCAAGAAGGAACTAGCTGCTGCTGATCGGTTTGGTGAGGATATGTACAGAAAGGTTCAGACCCTTGAAGCCCTGATGAGGCAC